CTTCGACAGCGCCTTGGCGTCCTCGATCCGCGGCTCCACCACTAGCGCCGGGCCCGGGTCGACATCGGCAATGAAGCCGAGGAAGTTGAGCAGACACTCCGTGTTGTGCGTCGGGACCATCGACGGTCCGGCCAAGTACAGGTGCGTCGGAGAGTCAACGGCGATGCAGCGCACCGGGACGCTTGTAATTTCCTCGATCCGTACGACGCTGCGCCGCCGCGCTTCCGTGGGACGTGAGCGACTGTCTTTCTCGCTACGGAGACCATCCAGCTTGCGTTTCAGGCGGAAAGGTTCGTCCTCGCGATACGCCTTAAAGGTAATCACGTGGACATCGCGGCATCTCTTGCCGTGCAAGTAACTTGGGCGCGTACGGACCGTGGGCTTGAAACCAAGTGATCTCGCCAGCTCGACAAACCCGACGGCAAGAGGTCCGCACGTGATGCTGAGGGCGACTGAGGCTCCGGCTGTGCCGTCTGTGTCGAGAATTCCCTGTAGCAACGCTCTCCGTTGCTGTTCCGACGCGCGCATGTAGATCGCGGGGATGTGCTTGTCGCCGATCAGCCCTGCTTCCCGGAAATGGGTATGGAGCGGCCGGCCCCCGACCGGCTCGAACGCAATCGTGGCGACATGTTCTCGCCGCTTGTCCAAGCTCCGGATAATGGGCTGAGCACCAGCTTCCCGCAACTCTGTCAAGACGCCGTCGCGCACGTCGCACGTGACTTGGGCGGACATCGTGTTACCATCACCGAGCCACGCGCCCAAAAGATAGGGTTCTATTGGCAGGTCGATGGGCGGAGTATCGAGAGGCCGCGCACATGGTATTCGATAGCGGAACGCATTCGATCCCGAGCGGCACGCTTTGTAGCTCTCGGCCATCTGCTCCGTCGTGACGAATACATGCCGGGACAGCCGGTCAAATACGACCCAGCGATGACCATCGTCGGAATCCACGGACGAGCCATCGTCGAAAGTGATTCGGTAGCACTTGCGCCCGGAGAAGATGTCGCTGACCGCGACAACCGAACAGGTCTTGCCCTGATCGTCAAACACCGCGTCGCCCGGAACAACCTCGCCGATGGGCTTCCAGCCATTCGGAGTCGGCAGCGGGGTGTAGACGGCCAGGCACTTGAGCATCTGGGCCGCCGATAGCAGAACGACCATTTTGGCGGGGTGGCTCGGACTCAGCACATCCATCGGCTCACGTTGGAACGGACGCGTGCGCCACTGACCCCGCTCGGCTGAGGCCGCCCCAGTGAGCACACGGTTCTCGTCTGCCCACTGGGAGACCGTCAGGTCGCGCGGCGGGAGGAGGAGCGCCGCGCCAACTTCGCCGAGGAAGGAAGACATGATTAGAATCTGCTGTCTGCGACCGCTTTGCTAAGCCGCACTAACATGGCCTTGCCGTCGTTCGACAGAACTTTGTGCGCCGAGGCGATATCGCTGATGGCTGCCAGCGTGGGCGCGAGACGATCCGGCTGCGCGAGCACGTGCTCTTTCACCATCTGAAAGAACGCTGCCGCCCACTCCTTGGGAATGCTCTTGTCGATCAGCTTTCCAGCGAGTTGCTCATATTCAAGCTGAGCCTTTTTCGCATTGAAGGTCTCCCTCACCGCGCGGGCCTTCATTAAGACACTGAGCGAATCGCCAGCTACCGTGGCCGGCGCCGGCATGAGCTCCGGATCGGCGGCCATGCTCCTGGCCGTCCGGTAGGCCTGCTTCTGGCCGCCGATGATGTTGGGCAAGACCCCGGCAATGTCGCTGTTCGCCGTCCAATCGCGGTCCGCCCGCGCCGCATCGACGGTGCCGTCCGGTTCGAGCTTGATCCGCTTGCGTGCGACCGCCTTCTGGACCGCTTTCAGCGTGACGCCGCGGTGTTTCGCGTACCCCCGGAGTGAGATGCCCATATTTCTTCGCGAATCGGATTGAATCGCCTTGCTATTCGCCGGGAACGAAGTGATTCATGTGTTCGATGGCACGCACCAAACAGACCACCAAGCAAACCGCCGCCGCCTGCTACGCAGAGCGCCTCGCAGAAACCAAGGAGCTTCTGAAACGAATCGAGTTCCGGCTCCAGGTCCACGAAGGAACACAGCGCCAGTTTCAGAACGACTGGGGCTTCCCGGGCGACCTGGGCCACGTCAACGAGGAACTCGCCTACGTGCTCGCCAGCCTGGGCGACCGCAGCGCGGTGGATGCCAAAGGCCTGGAGTGCTAACTCGCCATTGACTGAATCAGGAGAGCAAACATGACTACCTTTGCAATCGACACCGACAACAGCATCACGGCCTTTGCCGCCCTCGAAGATGCTCTTAACCACAACATCGGGACCACCGAAGAAACCTTCTCCACCGAGAAGGAACTCGCCAAACTCTCGGCCGCCTGGCCGATCGCCCGCTTCGCCGAAGTCTGGAACGGCTTCGCCGGCGTGGTGCCCTTCGACTCCCTGAAGCCGATCAAGAAGTTCACGGACCGCAAGACGGCGATCGCGCGGATCTGGAAAGCGATCCAGATCCTGACGCCCGCCCCCGCGCAACACCCGGTGGCTACCGCGCCGAAGAAGGCCAAGGCGACCAAAGCGGCCAAGCCCGAGGGCGGCGCGCCCAAAGCCCAGACGGCGGCCAAAGGCCCGCGCGAGGGTAGCAAGAAGGCCATCGTCCTCGACCTGCTCAAGCGCGCCGAGGGCGCCACGCTGAAAGAGATCATGGCTGCCACCGACTGGCAGGCCCACAGCGTCCGCGGCTTCATCTCTGGCAGCCTCGGCAAGAAGATGGGCCTCACCGTCGAGAGCGCCAGGCGCGACGACGGCGAACGAACCTACCGCATCGCCTGACGCACACGCGCAGCCACATCGCCGTCGGACTCATCATCCGGCGGCGCTTCAATTCGGTTCCTTTGCGAGCCCTGCCTGACTGGATAGCCCACCCAACGGCGTTGATCTGGTGATCTAATCAATCTGTGGCCAGCAAGCATGAACGCGCGGATGTTGAGAGCCGCCGCCTGTGCGATCAGCTTCTTCTCATGCTGCACGGCGCCGGCAATACGATACAGCGTCGCGAAGCGGCCACCTGTTGTAGCGTGGGGAAACCTCGCTTGTATTTTGTCTATCACGAGCGGGGCCGGGTCGCGGTTTGGCCTCGTTGGGGCTTTGGTGATTCGGACGAACTCGTAAGCCTCGCGACAAGAGCAGGCTTAACTACCGGATCGCGGAAGCAAAGAGAGTCGACTTGGGCACGTGCGTTTCCGGTAAGCATTTACGTTCAAGATGATCGCGATTTGCAGCGGCTGTTGCCAATCATGCTGCGCGCTTCTGAGAACGTTCGCGATAAGGCGGCCGGTCCAATTGCCCGCGACGAGACCATAGCACTGGAGTTTGTCCCCTCGGACACCTTTCCCGAAGGCGGTAAAAAGACCGTCACACTGAATGCCTATGAGAGAAGTTGGGATGCGCGATCGAAGTGCGTCGCCCATCGTGGCACTCGTTGTAGTGTATGCAATTTCAGTTTTGAAGAAGAATATGGGCCGCAAGGACGAGGGTACATCCACGTCCATCACTTGATACCGCTCTCGTTAATTGGTGCGGACTACTTAGTCGATCCACTCACTGACTTGATTCCGGTTTGTCCGAATTGCCACGAGATGCTGCATAGACGGCAACCACCTTTCACGATCGATGAACTGAAGGACATGATCCGGCGGCAAAAGGGCACGAGCGCCTAATCCGCGAAGGTCGGCGCGAACGTCCGCGTTCACGATCAGAAGCCATCTCCCTGGCGCGTCCTGTTCATGAGTGACTCAATCCGCTCATGCATGTTCTCCTCGCGCAGTTTGCACTCCGTCCCTCGCACGTACGTCCCGTTGATCCGGGTGATGATGCGGTTCTCCAGTTCCGCCAGCTCCTTGCGCACCTCCGCCAGCAGCGCGCGATTCTGCAGCCCCACGTAAGTGCCGATCAGCCCCGAGATGAGCCCGATGGCGGGAACAAGAAGTCGGACAAGCATGTCTTCCATGGCAGTGCCTCGAGGATTTTCAGTTCAGCGGACCAATCGGACAGCGCGAGGCACAGGCCCTGCACTTCGGGGTTTCCCGCGCGCAACTCGGCCTCGACGTATGCCAACTCACGGTGGCAACGGTCGATTCAAGCGGCGATGCCCAGCCGCTCGGCGGCCAGCTCTTTGAACAGCCGCCCGTCGGCTTCGAGCGTTGCCAGTTGGCCCGTGTGCTCCTGCCAGCGACGGATGATCACGTCGCAGTACGCCGGCTCCATTTCGATCAGCCGCGCCTGGCGCCCGGTGCGCTCGCAGGCGATCATCGTCGTGCCGGATCCGCCGAAGGGATCAAGCACCGTGTCGCGTGTCTTGCTTGAGTTGCGGAGCGCGCGTTCGACGAGTTCCACCGGCTTCATTGTCGGATGCAGGTCGTTGGAGACAGGCTTCTTGATGAACCACACATCGCCCTGGTCCCGCGCGCCGCACCAGAAATGGTCCGTGCCCTCTTTCCATCCATAGAGGATGGGTTCGTACTGGCGCTGGTAATCCGATCGGCCCATCGTGAACGTGTTCTTGGCCCAGATGACAAACGTCGACCAGTGGCCACCGGCTTCGCGGAATGCTCTCTGGAGCGTGTGCAGCTCCGACGACGACATGCAGATGTAGACCGCGCCCTTGGCGACGGTCAGGAGATTCACGCAGGCGTCGTGCAGGAACTTCTCAAAGGCATCACCGAGATTGTCGTTGGCGATCTTGCGCTTGTTGCCGCGGAGCTTGTCCTTCATCGTCGCGCCGTAATTCACGTTGTAGGGGGGATCGGTGAAGACCATGTCCGCCAGGCCGCCGGCGAGTACCTTCTCCACCGCGTCGATCTGTGTCGAGTCTCCGCACAGCAGTCGGTGCGGGCCCAGCAGCCAGACGTCGCCCGGCACGGTCACCGCCGTCTCCGGCGCTTCTGGCGCGGCGTCTTCGTCGGTGAGGCCTGCCGCAACTTGGTCGGGATCACGCAACAATGCTTCCAGCTCTTCGTCCGAGAAGCCGACCAGCTCGAGCGAGAAGCCGTCCTCCTGAAGCGACTCCAACTCGACGCGCAGCATCTCCTCATCCCACCCGGCGTTCTCCGCCAGCTTGTTGTCGGCGAGG